GTATGACACTAAGAAACGCAAACTGATTCATCTTGTTGCAGACAGCTATACACAGGCATTCACTGTGAAATCAAACTCCGTCATTGGGTTCAGCACAGTAGAAAGTCTGCAAAAGACTGTGCGTAAACCTGCAGATATCCTTAAAGCACTAGGAGCCGCAGGCAAGCCAGCCGCTAGAAAGATCTACAAGGATCTGACCACAACAGAAACATCGTTTAACGGACGTGGCACAGAGAACCTGATCATCCTTAAATCCTGGTAAATAACTGGAACGGAGCTCTATACCATGGCAATTGAAGAACAATCAAGCCTTAATACGCTAAAACAAAACCTTATTGAATATGTGCAGTTACAACTGGCTTCGCAGATCATTGACCTTGAACTAGATGCAGAGCATTACGAAGCCGCATACCAAAAAACAATTGGTGTGTATCGTCAACGTGCTCAGGGTGCGTATGAAGAAAGTTATACCTTTATGGAGTTGGTCAAGGATGTAAACATCTATACCTTGCCCCAAGAAACCATACAGGTTCGACAGATTTTCCGTAGAACGTTTGGCGATTCAGCAGGACCGTTTTCGTCAAACTTTGATCCGTTCTCACAAGCCAGTGTCAACGTTTATCTAATGAACTTCAACGTGGCTGGCGGCCTGGCCACTTATGACTTCTACAGCCAGTATGTTGAACTGGCCGCACGTATGTTTGGTGGCTACATGAACTACACTTGGAATCCTGTTACCAAGAAATTACAGATTATCCGTGATCCAAAAGGCACTGGCGAGAATGTACTGCTTTGGACCTACAATTTAAAACCAGAGTTTAACTTGCTAAGTGACTTTCAAATCAGCCAATGGATCCGTGACTACATGGTGGCCAACTGCAAAATGATCATCGGTGAAGCCCGTGAGAAATTTGGCACCATTGCCGGTCCGCAAGGCGGCGGAACCTTAAACGGTGCCGCAATGAAATCTGAAGCCACAGCGCAAATGGAAGCACTGCTGGTAGATCTCAAGAACTATGTGGATGGTTCACAGCCCCTGAGTTGGGTAATCGGCTAAACATCTGTTGCAAATCATACAGTTGTGTGTTACAATAACATATGGCAGATTTAATGATTGACTTAGAAGGTTTGGGCACCGGTCCTGACACCACAATACTAACCATTGCGGCCCAGAGTTTTGATCCATTAGGCTCTGGATTCAATGAGCGCAAATACTATGCTCGTATCACACTGGAGAGCCAAGAAAATAGATCAATTCAACAAGGCACCATTGACTGGTGGGCCACACAACCTGCTGTGGTACGAGATGAAGCATTCAATGAACAAGATCGAATCCCGTTGGACCAAGCATTGGACGATCTGGGTAAACTAATATGGCATAGTAATCGTATCTGGGCACAAGGCCCCACATATGACATGAACATCTTGGAACATGCTTATAAAAGTTACGGAAAACCAATTCCTTGGCAGTTTTATGCAGTCAGAGATTCGAGAACAGTATTTGCGCTATGGCCAGGCCTACCCAAACCGCCCACAAGTCATCATGCGTTAGAAGACTGCCGCAGACAAATTGAGTTGTTGCAAATCACACTCAAACATTTAAATGTAACGGAATTGTCATGATCATTGGTGTGTGTGGATTCATTGGTTCTGGCAAAGACACTGTTGCAGATTACTTGGTAAATTTCCATGAATACCGACGTGAAAGTTTTGCCAACAGCCTTAAAGATGCAGTAGCGCAGGTGTTTGGCTGGGATAGGACCATGCTGGAAGGGAGAACAGCACAGGCCCGTGAATGGCGCGAATGTGTGGATACCTGGTGGGCCAACCGTTTAAACATGCCCAACTTGACGCCACGTTTAATGCTACAGCTATGGGGTACAGAAGTGTGCCGTTCCGGATTCCATGATGATATTTGGATTGCCAGTTTAGAAAACAAATTACGTAATAGCCAAGACAATGTTGTGATATCTGATTGCCGGTTTCCCAACGAAATTAAATCATTGCGAGCTGCTGGTGGTATCATTGTCTGCATCGAGCGCGGCGTCCAGCCGCACTGGTCCACCATTGCTGCCAGAGCAAATCAAGGCGATGTCAAAGCACGGGCCTGGCTAAAGACGGAAGGTGTCCATGCCAGCGAAACAGCTTGGGTTGGCACTGACTTTGATTTCGTATTGTACAATAACTCTGACATTGACTCACTGTACAAGCAAATACAAACTGTTATAAATCAGGCATCAGGTCGCCTGGCCGCCAGGGCAAATCAGACTTCTTGATCTCAACTGTGCAGTTTAAACACACTGTTTTCAAATTGTTAACACCGGTATTGTGCAAGTTGCCATCTACGTGATACACTGACGTTTGCGCAGAGTATTTGGATTTAAAGCCACATCTATCACATGTGGCTTTTTTCTTATAACCACTTGCTTTCCAACGAGGCTCAGGCGGCTTCGCTCGACGTTGTTTCTTAATACAGTGGTCACAGCGTGTTCTATAATGCGGCACACCATCACGATGATAGTTTACAGCACACAATCTTTGATTACAAGCAGGGCATACGGGTCTTTGCATGTAGTATTTAGCGACAAAAACCTTTGCAAAGGGTGTAATGATCGTGTTTTTTCTGCATAGGTGCTAAATATTAAAACTTAGAAAAAGGATTTAACCATGGCATTAGTATCCCCAGGCGTAGAAGTAACGATTATTGACGAAAGTCAATATATCCCTGCTGCTACCAATTCAGTACCATATATTTTAATAGCAACGGCACAGAACAAAGTCAGTGCCGCTGGAGTTGGCGTTGCACCGGGAACATTGGCAGCGAATGCTAACCGTGTTTATTTAATGACCAGTCAGCGAGATTTGGCCGCTACTTTTGGCAATCCATTCTTCTACAAGACCACTGCTGGCACACCAATCAACGGCTACGAACTAAACGAATACGGCCTGTTGGCAGCATACTCTGCACTGGGTGTAAGTAATCGTGCGTATGTGCAACGTGTTGACATTGACTTGACAGAACTAACAGCGTCGCTATCACGTCCGCTAGGCGCTCCCAACAACAATACCTATTGGTTAGACACTGCAAACACTGAATGGGGTATTTTCCAATGGAATATCACAACCGGAATATTCACTGTTCAAACTCCGATTGTGATCACCAGTACACTACAGTTAGAAACTGGCACAACAGTTCCATTACAAACAGTTGGCAGCATTGGTGATTACGCTGTCACTGCAACCAGCACATTTAATCCAGGCTACTACAAACGTGGTGGGCCAACATCCGCACAGACCAGTGCTACTGCACTGTCAGATTTGTACAATACCTGGGTAACAATTGGCAGCGACGAATGGAAAACTGCCTGGCCCACAGTGAGTGGTACATTAGCGCCAACCACGTTAACTGCCGCACAAACTTTCTCTGTTAATGATGTAACAATCACAGTTCCTGTTGCTCCTAACAACACAGTGGATGGCATTGCTGATGCCATCAACGACGCAGCCATTACCGGTGTGTATGCAGCCACCATTGGCGGCAAACTGTACATCTATGCTGATTCCACTGCCACAAACGATGGCAGCACAGCCAACACTGGTATTGTTTCGATAGCCAACATATCCGGCACTGCGCTGACAACATTGGGCATCACAGCAACCGAGTATTTTGCTCCTACCTATCAAGTAAGCCCAAGTTACACAGTTCCGCGATGGGGTGCAACTCAAACACAACCAGCACCAACTGGCAGTGTGTGGCAAAAGATTTCTGATGTAAACCAAGGTACTCAGATAGTTGTTAAAAAATACAGTTCTATTCTTGGTGCATTTGTTGCACAAGCATGTCCAGTATACCTCACCGAATCTGAAGCGTTGTATGAAACTGATCCAAGCGGTGGGGGAAAAAATATTCCTGCTGGATCTACATATGCTCATGCAAACATATTAAACAACAACACATCAAGTTTTACAATATTTGAAAGATATGCCACTGGTGCAACAGAAATCACAGGTGATGACACTACCCCAGGGCCGTTTGTGTCTGGTAACTCATTTACAATTCTGGCTACTCAACCTGGCACTACTACTATTGCTAGTGCAACGGCCACATTAGAAGGAACCACAGTTGAGGACTTTATTGCCGCAGTCAGTGCTGCCAATGTTCCATATGTTAGTGCCACTGTTAACAGTGCAGGCGCTGTGGTGTTTACACAGTCCGCTGGCGGAACAATAGTATTGCGTAACATAATTGGTACACCAGTTACCACAGCCGGATTTAATACCAGCGTAACTGGAGTAAAAACCAACTATGTAGATGGTGTAGCCTTCGGCTTGGGACTAAGTAACTGGGTTACCACACCAACATTTACCTACACAGCAAGTGCAGCCGCACCGGATCAAGATCCAGCAGAAGGTCGTTTATGGTACTACAGTGCTGTTGATGACGTTGACATCTTGATCCAAGACAATGGCGAATGGCAAGGTTATCAGAATGTAACAAACGATGTTCGTGGTTTTGATTTGAGCAACACAAATGCCGCAGGCCCAATTATCAGCGCCACTGCGCCTACCACACAGACCAACACAGCAGAATCACCATTGGTGTACGGTGACTTATGGGTGGACACAAGTGATTTGGAAAACTATCCTAAACTATATCGCTGGCAGCCAGTGAATGGTGTCGATCAATGGGTGGCCATCGACAACACTGACCAAACCACAGAAAATGGTGTGTTGTTTGCTGATGCACGTTGGGCACCAAACGGTGACACAGATCCTATCACAGCACCGTTCCCAACTATCACCAGTTTGTTGGTCAGTGATTACCTGGACCTGGATGCACCAAATCCATCACTGTATCCACAAGGCATGTTGTTGTTCAACTCACGCCGTTCAGGATTTAATGTCAAGAGTTTCCAGGTTGACTACTTTAACGCAGACACCTATCCAGATGATACACTGCCCGCAGTGACCAATGCCTGGGTCACAGCCAGTGGTCTAAAAGCCAATGGTTCTCCGTACATGGGACGTCAAGCACAACGTGCTATGATTGTGGCTGCATTGAAGTCGGGTATTGATGTAAACACAGACGTGCGTGAAGAACAGCGTCAATTCAACTTGATGGCAACTCCGGCCTATCCAGAATTGATGCCAAACATGATTGCACTCAACAACGAGCGCAACAACACAGGCTTTGTGATTGGTGACACACCACTACGTTTGGATCCACAAGATATCTTGTTGTGGGCCAGTAACAACAACGGCCTTGGACTAGACACAGGTGACGGTCTAACAGTGGGTAATCAGTACATGGGTGTATTCTATCCAAGTTGTCAAACAACTGACCTGAGTGGCAGTCCAGTAGTAACAGCACCAAGTCACATGATGATACGTACAATTATTCGCAGTGATGAAGTATCATTTCCTTGGTTTGCTCCAGCCGGAACACGTCGTGGTGTGATTGACAACGCTGTACAGCTTGGCTATGTCAACTCTACCACAGGTGAATTCCAACCGCTAGGAGTACGTCAAGGCCTGCGTGATGTGCTGTATGAAAATGCAATCAACCCAATTACGTTTATTCCTGGCATTGGTATAACTAACTTTGGTAACAAAACAACCACAAGTAACACCACAGCACTGGACCGCATCAATGTGGCACGTTTGGTAGCATTTATTCGTGGACGCCTGGACATCATTGGCAAGCAGTTCTTGTTTGAACCAAATGATCAGATCACACGCAATCAGATCAAGAACGCAATTGACGGTCTAATGATTGACCTGGTTGCTAAACGTGGTCTCTATGACTATCTAGTGGTGTGTGATGCGTCAAACAATACTCCTGCACGTATAGATCGTAACGAATTGTATGTTGATATTGCTATTGAACCAGTTAAGGCAGTTGAGTTTATCTACATTCCAGTTCGCATTAAGAACACCGGAGAAATCGCAGCCGGAGGCTAATAAAATAGGGACCCGGTCCCTATTTTTAGTCACGCATAGATAACATAAATAACAGTAACAGAGGATAAAAATTATGGCTTCAGCATCGTTAAACAAAATGACAGTACCCTTGGCAAGTGACGCTAGCCAAGGCAGTACAGGCATATTAATGCCAAAATTGAAATATCGCTTTCGAGTGATATTTGAAAATTTTGGTGTGCAAGGTGGTCCAGTTACCGAAATGACCAAACAGGTCATTGACTTTACACGCCCCACAGTGACATTTGAAAATATTGATTTACCAATTTACAACTCCACTCTTAAAATGGCTGGCAAGCACTCATGGGGTGATGTAAGTTGTAACTTGCGTGACGATGCAGGTGCTAATGTACAACAACTGGTTGGTTCACAGCTACAGAAACAACTGGACTTCTTTGAAATGGCATCTGCGGCTGCAGGTGCAGATTACAAATTCACAACCAAGTTTGAAGTGCTGGACGGTGGCAACGGTGCTGTTGCTCCAACAGTGTTAGAGTCATGGGAACTGTATGGCTGCTACTTGAAAGAAGTAAACTATGGTGATGCCAACTATGCAACCAGTGAAGCAATGACTATTGCACTGAGTATTACCTTTGACAATGCTAACCAAGTGGTTGGCGGTGGTGTTGGCGAAACAGGCACTATCCTTGGTACTACGCTAGGCACAGTAACCGGCTTAGGTGGCACCCAAGGCGCCTAAGTAACTGAATGAGCTTTGGACAAAACTTTTTAAAAGGTTTTATTGGCGACAACGGGTTAAGAGATTATACCCACGCCAATAAAACCTTTCGCACAAACGGATACGAACTTGCGCCACGCTTCAAGTTCAACTTCCACACATTCTTTAATCTAAACACCACAGGGATTCCTGCCCTAAACAACAGCGACCAAACTAGCATTGGCCTGTCGGTCAAGACCATTGACTTGCCCAGTTATCAAATCTCAGTTGACACAATGAATCAGTACAATCGTAAACGTCTGGTACAAAGTAAAATTGAATATCAACCTGTTACCATAACTTTTAATGATGACGGCGGCGATTTAATTCGCAATTTATGGTACAACTACTTCAGTTACTATTATAAAGATCCTGTACAACAGTACGAAGGTGTGCCAAACACCAATGGAACGTCTGGCAGCTTACAAACAACACCAACAGGATTTGGCTACAACACACGTGACACCTACAGCAACGATAGATTTGTAAACGACTGGGGCTATGTGGGCGAAAGTTACATGGATGGAACATTTGCTCCAGAAGGTAAGCCACCTTTCTTTCGTGACATCAAAATTTACGGACTTAATCAACACCATTTTGCTGCCTATGTGCTGGTGAATCCAATGATCACAGATTGGAAACACGACACCTATGACTACAGTCAAGGTGGCGGTATTATGACACA